CAGTGAGCGAAGCACTTCCGTCGTCTTGAAGTAGTTCACCCTCTCTGGCCTTTGTACATTAAATGGGAATGATGCTATATCGAGCACTTTTCGTACCATCGGTGCTCCTCCAGCACGCCTGAATATCTCAGACGGATCCACTCCAGACTTAATAACATCATCTCCGTTCTTTAAGAACCTCACAAAGTCGGTAAATCGGGGATCCCACCGAACATTTTCACATTGCATGATTGCCCTAGCTGAATACATCCACTTCGACCATCCTTGGCGGAAACGTTCTAGGCTCATAAAACCGTTCAATGTACGGAATGGAGAATGCACCCCTTTACATTCCCCATCCACTATGTAATCTAGTGAATGTAATCTCTGCAAGAAATGCACTGAATTGGTTGAAACGTGCATTTTACTAGGATTGCTCTCTAACCCGACTTCTTGTACAGTATCACTCACATCCTCCGCATTTATGGGAGGATCGAATAAGTATACGGAGTCATCTCCCTGAACTTCGAACTTAACTAACGTGCTGTGATTACGATATGCCACGTAGTACGCTACCCATAGATTAAGGATAGTATCTACTTGATTAGTAGACACTGTACCACTAGGCATACCACCGTTCCTAGTAAGCCACACATCCCACGGCATAACGATAGGCACACGGGCAGTGATCTCACCTAATAATTGAACGGTTGACGCAGCTTCACCTACATACCAGCCACTCCGAATAGTGTCTGCTATTTTCAGCAACTGGCTATTCAATGAAGCATCAAAGTGTGAGAAATCCATAGATATAATTGGCCTGCCTTGTGCAGCTTTCAGCAATTTGGTTATTGCTGTATCAACTGCAACATCACCTCCCCAAGCTGAGAATCCCTCCTTATCCCGTAGAGCATTTAAGATTGGATACATTACTGTAGCACCTAACAATGTCTCAGCTTCATCAAAACCCCAAACTGGTCTGGCCTTAGATCTATCATTAAGACCTTGGGCTGTGCTCCTAACATATAGGACGCAAGCATAAATATCACTCACACTTTTAACTCGGGCCGCCCGATATAAATATTCCTCACTAACATCCCTCTTGGCCGACCCTTTCGGTATCCTCTTTCCCGCTGCCCGGGAAATGAGCATCAGCTGGAAGTTGCTATCAGATACCGGATTTTTCTCCCGATAACGCCTCCCGTGGCATTTTTTCCGCGGGCGGCTCCAGCTTCCTAGGCCACGAACAAACCTGTTAAGCCCGTCCGTAACTCTTCTGCCGGTGTTCA